AATGCGACGAGGAGACCAACACTCCGGCGGTCATCGACCGCAACGAAATGGTGGCCCGCGTGTTCGTCAAGCCGACCAAGACGGCGGAGTTCATTGAGTTGAACTTCATCCTGACCAGCACCGGCGCTGACTTCAAAGAAATTATCTAACGGGAGAACACGGCTATGAGAAGCGGAAACATGCCCAAGAGCCTTTACCAGAACTGGCAGTTCGCCATCGAGGTAAACGGCTTCGACGTGGCCCTGTTCCACAAGGGACAGGAGCCTAAAACCGAATTCGAGGAAGTGGCCTTCGCCCCGGCCGGTTCGATGTTTGACCAGAAGGTGGCGGGCCGGGTGAAGTTCGAGGACATCACCCTCGAAAAAGGAAACCTGCAGGACGGCTCCGACGAGGCGGCCCGCGAGTGGATCAAGAAACAGGTGGACGTGAACGCCGTCACCGGCGGTCTTCCGGCCGACTACATGCGCGACATCGACGTTGTCCGTTACGACCGCACCGGTAATGAGACCCGCCGCTGGACCCTGCACGGGGCCTGGGTCAAGGCGCTCGAATACGACGAGCTCGAAGGCGGCAACACCGAAAACACCATCGAGAAGCTGACCATCTGCTTCCAATACTGGACCTAACCCGGAGGATCGACCATGTACACCTTTGAACTACCAAGCGGCATCGAACTCGAGCTCCGGGAGATGACCGGTGCCGAAGAAGAATTGCTCACCAACCAACGCCTGATCCGTTCCGGAGAGGCGATCAACCAGGTGCTTCGCAACTGCTTCGTGAAGCTGGGCGACAAGAGCGACCCGGATATCGGCGAGGTGTTGAACCTGCTCTCGGGAGACCGTCTTTTCTCCCTGGTCCGTCTGCGCCAGATTTCCCTCGGTGACGAGGTGGAGCTGGAGCTGAGCTGCCCGAATAGCGCCTGCCGCATGACCAACTACGTGACCGTCAACCTCGAAGAGCTGAAGGTCACGCCTTACGGAGAGGAACGGGAGTTCGCTTTCAAACTGCCCGGCTCGAATAAAGCCGTTCGTTACGGCTATCTCGACGGCCACAAAGAAAAGCGCCTGGCCAGCCTGCGTGAGCCGAATATCACTTCGGCCATGCTGATCCGGATTCTCGACATCGACGGCAAGGCACCCACCAAGAAAAGCCTGGCGGAAATGTCGATGCGCGACCGCAGCGCCCTGCGCCAGGAGATGTCGCGGGTGGACGCGGGAATCGACACCTCGGTCGAGATGGAATGCGACGGCTGCGGCACCCGTATCCGTACCCGCCTGGAGGCGGAACCAGCTTTTTTGTTCCCCGGAGTTCGCTTGTAAGCGACGTTTTTTTTCTCGCTTACGGCGGACTGCACTGGGGCTATTCGGAAACCCGCTCACTGCCGCTCAGGGTCCGGCGAGAGTTCGTCGAGGCCCTCGAGCGGCAGCTTGATTTTGAACGTGAGCAAACGGAACGGCGATAGATGAACGGCGATCTCGGACTGGGCATAGTGGTATCGATGAAGGATGCGTTTTCGCAGAACGCACAGCGCATCCGTGGCTCCATGATGGATCTGGACTCCACCGTGGCCGATGCCAGCGAGCGGATGACCCGCAACATGGACCGTATCCAGCAAGGCACCATGATGCTGGGGGCGGGTTTGGCCCTGATGGCCGCGCCCGCAGTTCTGGTCGCCTCCACCGCCGCGACCCAAAAGGCCCTTGGCGAGCTGGCATCCCTCGGCGTGCAGGACCTCCGGGCTATCGAAGACGCCGCCGAATCCTTCACCAACCAGTGGTCCGGTGCCGACAAGGCCGCTTTCATCACCGCCACCTATGACGTGAAATCGGCCCTGTCCAACCTCAGCGACGAGGCGGTGGGCGTCTTCACCTCCATGGCCGCCATGACCGCCAAGGCGACTAAGGCCACCACCCAGGAGATGGTCGGCACCTTCACCACGGCCTACGGGATTTTCAAACCCATCATGGCCGACATGAACGACATGGAATGGGCGACCGCTTTTTCTGGAGCCATGGCGCAGACCGTGGCCTCGTTCAAGACCAACGGCACCCAGATGGCCGACGCCATCAAGAACATCGGCGCGGTCGCGGCGGCGAGCAACATCCCGCTGAACGAGCAGCTCGCCGTGCTTGGCCAGCTACAAACCACCATGCCGGGCTCCGAGGCGGGCACGCTGTACAAGGCGTTCATCATGAAGGCGGCCGAGGCCGGTGACGAGCTTGGCCTGTCGTTCATCGACACCAGCGGCCGCCTCAAGGGAGTGGTTCCCATTCTGCAGGAGATCAAGCGCCAGTTCCCCGATCTCTCCAATGCCGCCGCCCAGGTGAAGCTGAAGAAGGCCTTCGGTTCCGACGAGGCGGTTAAGTTCCTGCTGCAGATGTCGGCGGGAGTGGAGTCCCTCGAGGGCAATATCCAGTCGGTCGGTCGCGCCATGAAGACCGGCACGGTGGTCACCGAACAGATGGCCGACGCCATGAATCAGGACATCGGAGCCCGGTTCCTGCTCCTGCGCCAGCAGGTGGCCAACCTCAGCGAAATCCTGGGCCGCACCTTGCTACCGGTGGTCACGCCGATGATCAACGGCGTCTCCCGCTTCATTTTGTTCCTGCAGCGCATGGCCAAATCGATGCCGGGCGTGACCCGGGCGATCCTGGGACTATCCATGGCCCTCGGCACCATTCTGGTCGTGGCCGGAGCCGTCACCGCCGCCGTGGGGATGGTGGGACTCATGCTTCCCGCCATCAAGGCCGGGTTCGTGGCCATCAGCGCCGCGCTGGCCGGGGTGGGTTCGGCGGTCGCGACCTATTTTCTGCCGGTCACCGCGATCATCGCGGGCGTGATTCTCTCGGTGTATCTGCTCAAACGCGCCTGGGAAACCAACTTCGGCGGCATCCAGGACATTATCACCGGGGCCTGGAATAAGGTCTCGCTGGTGTTTCAAGGCATGAAGGCGCTGGTGGATTCGCTCAGCGGCGGCGTGGGTCAGATGTCGGCCGAGTTGGCGCAGAAGCTCGAATCCGCCGGGCTGCTGGGCTTCGTGGTCACCGTCTTCAAGGCCTATTACCGCGTTCGTGAGGCCATGGCCGGATTGTGGGGCGCGTTCTCTCATGCCTTTGGGCGCATCCGAGCCATCCTTGAGCCGACCGTCCGCACCCTGATGAGCGCCTACGGGGCGCTGGCCAGCGCGGTCTTTTCGGTGGTGGAGATTTTCGGCGTGGCCGCCAGCGCCACCGACGGTTCGTCCTGGCGAACGTTCGGCACAGTCATCGGCACTGTCGCCGGTGTGCTTCTGCAGGGGTTGGCCTTCGCACTCAAGATCGTGGCCTGGAGCCTGTCGCTCATCGTGCGAGCCCTGGCGGTGGTGGTGCGCAGCGTGGTCTGGGTCGGCAAGATCATCGTCGGCACCTTGGTCGGTGCCGCCAAGTTCATCTACAAGTTCCTGTTGCCTGTGCGGATGATCGGCGAGACCTTCGTGGCCGCCGGGAAGATCGTCTATGCGGTCTGGCAGGTGCTGAGCGGCGACATCTCCCTGCTCGACGGCCTCAAGGCCATTGGCGGCGCGGTCTACGATTTTTTTGCCACCCCGTTCCGCTGGGCGCGGGATGTGGTGGTCGGTGTCTGGAATTTCATTTCCGGGATCTTCACCTCCATCGGCCGCCTGGTGACCGACGCCGCCGGACAGATCGGCCAGGCGATTCTGAATCTGCCGATCATCAGCACCCTGCGTGAGCTGTTTGCCACCGTGCGCTCCTTCTTCGCCGGGGACACCACCTTCTTCGAGGCGGGCAAGAAGCTGCTGATCACTCTGGGCGAAGGGATCTGGTCGGCGGTGACCTATCCCTTCACCATGCTCAAGAACGCCCTGGGCAAGCTGCGCAATCTGCTGCCGTTCTCCGACGCCCGGGAAGGACCGCTCGCCAACCTGACCGCTTCCGGTTCCGCGCTGCTCAAGACCCTCGCCGAGGGCATGAGCCTTACTCAGTTACTGCCCGCGAAGGTGTTCGGCTTCGCCGCTCGAGGGATTCTCTCGGCCGCTGCGGGAGCCTGGCAGCAGATCAAAACGGCGGGCGGCAACCTCATGGACGCCGCCTCGGTTCCCTTCCGCATGGCTGGAAAACTCTGGGATGGGTTGACCTCCGGGGCTCAAACCGTCGCGGCCAAGGCCGGTGCCATCTTCGGCGGTCTTAAACATTCCCTGCTTGGCGGCACGCCTGACCTGGCGCTCAAGCCGTCCCAGGTCAATGCCTGGGACGCTCTGGCCACGGGAGCCGTCAATCTCCGCAACCGGATCGTTGCCACGCTGTCGGCCGTGCCCGGCGCTGTCGGTCGAATCTTTGCCAGCGCCGGGGCCGAGGGGCAATCCCTCTGGCAGCGGCTTTCCAGCGGCGCGAGCGCGGGCATTCAGGCGATCAAGGATCGCAGCGCCGGGATTGCCAACGGTTTACTCACCTCCACTCGCGCTTTGCTGGGAGTCCAGGCCCCGGTTCCGCTGGTGGCCGAGCAACGTCAACCGCTCAAGACGGCGCAGCCCGCTGAATCGATTGGGCAACGCATCATCGAAAGCGTGCTGAGTCTCGTGCCGCGTCTGGACGAACGCCTGGTGCCCAAGGCCCTGAGCGCCATGCTGATGCTTCAGCCGGTCATGGCTACGGCAGCGCCACCTCCGCAACCGATGAACGGCACCGTGCAGACCGTCGCAGCGGCCGTCGAGCCGGTAAGTAAGAGCTATATCCAGCCGTTCGCAGTGGAACAGGCACCGGAAAAAGGAGATGCCTCTCTGGCTCTGGCCGGGATCGAGCGGCCCATGACGGCCGCGCCGACTCCGATTGCCAAGCCCCTGCAATCCGGACTGGCAGAGATGGTGCCCTCCGAACGCTTGATTACTCCGGCCCGCACTGCTCCGGCGGCACCATTGCGAGGAGAGGAAGCCGGTCCTGGGCTGCGCGAGCTGCTGGAGTCCTTGCTCTCCCGCCTTGATGGCCTGGCCGACCGCCCGGTGGAACTGAGCGTGACCACCAACATCGATGGTCGGAAGGTGGCCGAGGCGGTCTACAAGGACCTGCGGGAGCGGAAGATCAGAAACTACGAAACCCTGTGAGAGGACCGATGAAACGCATCTTTGTCTGCAGCCCGTTCGCGGGCGACATAACCCGAAACGTCAAGGTCGCCGAGGCACTTTGCCGCCAGGTCATGAGAAGCGGTCACGCGCTGTTCGCGCCGCACTTGCTGTATCCGACCTTCACCGACGACAGCGTTCCCGAGCAGCGGGAGACGGGTATCGCCTGCGGCCTGGCCTTTATGGAGTGCTGCGACGAGGTGTGGGCGTTCACCGGCAATGGTATTTCCAGCGGCATGCAGCGGGAACTCGACCGGGCTGGACAACTGGGCAAGCCAATCATCAAGATTGTCGAGGTGTAAGGATGGCCTGGGATCAACAGCCCATCAAGGGATATCTGGTGGATGCCGACACGGGGGAGCGGCTCGAATTCCAGTACAACCCCAACTCCATCAGCGACGAGAAGTCGACCGACTACGCGACGATCAAGATCCCCGGTATGAGCCACCCGCGCTACCAGTACGTCGCCGGGGAACCGCGCCGGATCGCCTTCAAGGTCGAGCTGTTCAAGGGGCCGGTGAAACAGAAGGTCGACTGGCTCCGCTCGCTGCAATATCCGGAACACGCCGGAACCATGCTCAAGAACGCGCCGCACCGCGTACTGCTGATTTTCGGCGATCTCTACCCAGGCGTGACCTGCATCGTCCGTCAGGTGAAGGCGCGGTTCTTCGGCCTGTTCGACCGGGACAACCTGCTGCCGCAACGGGCCGAGGTGGACATCGTCCTCGAGGAATACGTGGACCGTTCCATCAACTGGTCGGAGGTACGTTCATGATCGGCCGTGATTCCCGCTACGCCCGCTGCGTTCTCTACCGGGACAGCGACGGCACCTCCCTCGGCATGCGCCAGCGCATCGACACCACCCCCAGACACGACGACCGCCTACACACCGTGGTCGAGGGCGACCGTCTGGATCTGCTCGCGTACCGCTATCTGGGTGACGCCCGGCTCTGGTGGATCATCTGCGACTACAACGACATCTTTTTCCCGTTGGCGCTCGAGCCCGGCCTGGCGCTGCGAATTCCCTCCCGCGAACACGTTCAGATGCGCCTGGTCGACTGAGACCTCCGACACCTCGCCATGCCTTCCGGTAAGTAAGCAGGGAACTGCGAACCGCCGGAGATACGCATGGATCTGGATACCTTCAAACCGACATTTCTGATTCAGATCGAGGGGCAAGACCTCTCGAAGGACATCACCCAGGAGATCACCTCGTTCATATTCACCGACAACGAGGAGGAGCTGGATGTCCTCGAACTGTCGGTGACCGACCGCAAACTGCAGTTCGTCGACGATCCGCTGTTCCAGGAAGGCAACGAGATCGTGGCCCACTTCGGCTACGTGGGGAACCTCTCTCCGCGCAAGAAGGCGGTCATCAAGGACATCGATTACGACTTCCCGGAAAACGGCGACCCGACCATCCGCATCAAGGCCTACGACAAGGGCTTCAAACTCGCGGGCAAGGAGAACCAGAAGGTCTGGCAGAAACCCGCTCCCGGCATCCTCTATTCGGAAATCGCCGAACAGATCGCCGCCGCCAACGGCCTCACGCCGGTGGTCACGGCCACCAAGGGAACACATCTCCGCGTCACCCAGAGCAACATCTCGGACGCCCAGTTCCTCAAGGAGCTGGCGGAAAAGGCCCGCGACCGCGATGGCGACGGTGTGAGCGGCTATGTCTTCTACATCCAGGACGACGAACTCCATTTCCATCCCCGCGAGCTCGACCAGACGCCGCTTCTGACCCTCGAATATTTCACCGACACCAAGGGCCTGTTGCGCTCGTTCCGCCCCAGCACCCAATCCCAGGGAGCCAAGGGCGCGGGTGTCGAAACCAAAACGGTCGGCGTCGACCCGCGCAAAAAGGATGTGGTCGAGCACAAGGCCAACAACGCCAGCACGCCCGAGCGGACGGCCCTGGGCAAGCAGACCTATCTAGTCGACGGCAACACCGGCGAAGGCAGCTTCAAGGAACAGGAGACGGGGCAGATCGTGCCCAGCTTCGACCGTTCCGAAGGCTTTCACGAAGAGCCGCGCCAGGAGCCCGCCCAGGACAGCGCCGAGGGCAAGTTCCGCGAGGCCGAGCTGCGTCAGGTCGAGGCGGACGCCGCCACCATCGGCATTCCCCAGCTACGCGCCAAGAAGAACGTCGAGATCAAGGGCGTGGGACGGAAGTTTTCCGGCATCTATTACTGCCACTCGGTGCGCCACAGCATCAGCGGCGCTGGCTATCTCAGCGAACTCAAACTCAAGAAGAACGCCCTCGGCAAGGGCGCGGGCGACAAGTCCGCCGAGTCCCAGGGCAAACCCAACGACAAGGAGGCCCCGCCCACGCCGCAAAACGAGCCGCCAGCCATGGTGACCATCAATGCGGACACCGGCGCGGTCACACAAGGAGGCGGCAATGGGTGATCTCAGCAAGAATTTCAACCGGTCGGAATTCGCCTGCAAGGGCAAAAACTGTTGCGGCCATTCGGCTGCGGTCCACCCCGAACTGATCGACGCCCTGCAGGCGTTGCGCGACCGAATCGGCAAACCGCTGTCCATCACCAGCGGCTTCC